CGTGGTGCCTGCGCTGTCCTGATACAGCGTGCTCAGGTCAAAGATATCATACCATGCGCCCTGCTCGCCGTTGGCAAAGAGGGAAGCGGGGGTGAAGCCCCGTCGGCCGTTGTTAATGCCCAAGTTTAAACCCAATTTCATCCTTTTATCCCCCTAGAGCTGACTGAATAAAGTCAATGGCCTCTTTAAACCGTTGTTGCTGATTAGCGTTTTCAAGTTTAATCTGATTCTTCATCATCTCAAGATCTTGCTTACGCTTTTCGAGCAGCAACTCTCCTTGGTCCACTGCAAGCTCGTTTTCCATCTTACGCTCTTCAAGAGCAATCTTACGAGCATCATTTTGCTTATCCATGATTTCAGCTTGAGCCAGCATCTGTTTTGGGTCTTGGGCACCAAGAGGGTTTTCCTCTCGATACTGATTGAACTGAGCCACCTGTTGAGCCGCTTCTGCAATTCCAATATCAGGGGTGGCCTGCATAGCCCCTTCCATCTGTTGTTGGAATTTCAGGACCCGGTGCTCTCGAATGTTGGCGAGAAGAGAGGGGACCGCTTGCTGCATGGATTCATCACCACCCATTGTCGGGTCTTGGATAAAGGATGTTTTAACCGCAATGTGGGCATCGTGATTCTGGTCCGGGAACGCCTTGATGGGTTGGCCCTGGGAAGCGAGCATAATATCTGTGATTGGGTCGTTCGGTTGGGCCTGTTGGGGGGTCGGGAGCAGCTTTTCCAAATCCTCGCCGCCATCAAGAGCAATATAAAAGTCCCGGTACGCCTCACGCACATCGTGGACCTGCGGAGCCTGCAACGCCGCCTGAAGCTTGGTTTGTGCAAGGGTTAAGCGGTGAGCCTGAGACGGAGTGTTCGGGTCAGACACCGGGATTACATCAATAGCATCACTGTAGTGCTCTCGGGTAATCCGAATCGTCTTACCCGGGATGTTAAATTCAATTTCTTCAGCGTTTTCAGGGAGGTTTTCGTAATTAAGCTCTTCCAACAGTTTTAGTTCCTGGCTCTGCGCCCGAAAAAGACGCTTGTGAACTGCCGAGAAAAACTTGGTACTTGCGTCCAGGAGGGCCATCGTAGTACCTACGGGCCCGTAATTGGTGCTGTCTGCGAGGACTTGTTCAGTGGAATCCGCAAATTTCAACCCCCGGCTCTCAATGAACTGCATCATGGAGAAAAGAGTGGAACTGGGCTCTTTAAAGTTGAGCGGAACAATCGCCTTGGAGATATCCTCCCCAAAGTTCTCCACATCCTTGAACTCCCCGGGCTGAATTGGCTGGTCATCGTCCAGGATTCGCATCTGTTTGGATTTAAAACCCCCCTGAAGGTTGGCAAAAGAGCCGGAATCTACCAACGAGCGCATAATGGCCGTCAAAGTGCGTTGGAACCCGCCCAAAAGGTGCAAATATCCGAGGCTATAGAAGCCAAAACCGGGCACAAAACGGTAGTGGGCGTACCAGCACCGCTTTTTGAACTTGTTTCCGCCCTCTTTCCAATTGCGGCGGATGCTTAGAACCTGCTGAGATTGTTTTTCAACCACGATTACGTAGGGGAGAGGCACCCCACTGGGGTCCTCGAGGCCCGGAAGATCCATGTACACGTGCTGCTCTAGGACCTGGTACCCGGCCCCGTACTCGTTGTGGAGCCCCATCATGCGGTCAATTTCCTGCTGGACCTCAGATTTCTCAATTTGATAGGGTTTTCCTACGTCCGCATCATCTCGATAAAGCCCGCTGTGTATCCCCTGAGCCAGATCGAGCTCGGAAATGTACTGGATTTCGGTAGATCTCTCCGCACTTTCGATATTATCACACCCGTTGTTGACCACCAGACGGTCCACCGTGAGCATCATGTCCCGGGGGCGGTTTTCAATGAGATCGTAGGTTTTCTTTTTAAAGGCGTTTCCGAGAAGGGAAGTGTGCAGGAGGGCCTTTTCCGTGTTATCGTCGTACTCGGGCATTTGCTGGGTGATTTGCCAGTTGAGGTGCTCCTGTTGCTCCTGTGCCCGAATCTCCAACTCTTCGGTTTTATCTCCGATGATACGTGTTTTTGCCGGTCCTTTCGCTGGGAGGAGTTCTACAGACGCTTTGGCCTGGAACTTGACACCGGCCTCCATCAAAAGCGGGTGATAGGCTGTACAAGCCCCCTCAAAGGGTACAGAGACGTACTCATCGCCAGAGAGTCCTAACTCCCGTATGTACTCTTTAATCGTATCGTAAAAACCGGAATTGGAATTGCAATCTTCCTCGTACCCCTCAATAACATCATTTGCCACTTGTGCAAGATCGTCCTCACTCATGTAGTACACGAGGTTTTCGTAGTGGTCAATAAAATCGAGAGGCGTCCCGGTAGGCTCCGGGTCGTCTTCGGGTTCCGGCTCCACCCCCATCTGATACGTTAATTGGCCCACCGCGTCTTCCACGGGGGTCAGATCAAGTTGTGTTTGGGCGGGGTTGAGAAGGTCGCTCAGGATTTTGTCATTAGCCATCAGGATTTAGCCCTACTCCAGTAAGTGTTTGATCGTCTAAATGGGACCACGTTATCATCGTCATCATCATAACGCACGTCGTCCGGTTTGTCAATGTGCCAGTTTTGCCGCATCCAAAGAACCGCCTGGGTAAACGTATCTACAAAGTCATCGTGCGGAGCAGCCGGGAAACGGAGCACTTCTGTTAAAAATTCCTGGGAAAAAGATTTGTTCGGGTTCACCCAGATACGTCCTGCCTCGCATACGGGAGTGATGGAGTGCGCCCGGATTTGTTTATCCTTTTCCGGTTGATATTCTACCACAGGGAGGCCGACTTTACGAAGTTCGGATATGAGGATGTGACCCACTGATTGTTTTTCAACGAGAAAGAAATCTATCTGGCTGTTATAGTCTTTGTAGAGATCCTGGCACATTTTCGTAAATTCGTGGAAGTCCCATCGCCCCCGGGCCGCACCCAGCAGGAGCATGTTACCCACCATGTGTTCTTTGCCGGAATAGTCGATTTCCAGGCGGGGAAAGATGCCCCAGATTGAGTAGGCCGTGTAGTCCCCCTTTGTTTTCGTGTATTTTTCTCCCCACGCCGTGTCAATAGAGACGATAATGTTTGAGCACTCCGGGGGCTCTTCGAGCGTATAGTGGCGTATGTGATCCTTTTTAAAAATATTTCCCTCAGCAGGTACCGGGTTCTGGAGGTACTGGGCGGAAAACATGAAGGAACCGAGAGTCTGTTTTTTATTGAGTAACCACTCTTCCGTGATACGCTCCGGCCAATAGCTCCCCCCGACGTGAAGAGTATTGGCGTAATCGTTGGTGCCGCCATCAGTCAGGAAATCCCAGGCTTCTTCGTCAAGGAACGCGGGGATGGAAGTCACGTCCCAGGGTTGATCGGAATCCTTGTCCCGCTCGATCAAGTGACCCGTGAGGTCATCGTCCACCCAGCGAGTGGCCATGTGGAGTTGACCGTTCCGGGTCTGGTTAAGGCGGGCGGCAAAAGTGGGTTCCCACCGGTGCTCCTTGATGTAGGCCCGACGCGTGGGTGAAAAAGCGTCCTCGTCAATCATGGCGTCATCCCCGATGAGGATGTTTGCACCCATCCCGGAAACTTTTGCGTCAATGGAGGCACTCTGGTAGGACCCGCCCTTGGTAGTCTTCCAGTACTCAACAGATGTGTGATCCGGGTTAATGGTCGTGGCCGGGAAAATTTCCTGGTACTCGGGCAGCATAATAATATCTTTGGTGGGGGACCCGAGGTTCCTCTTGGCCAGGACGGCAGTACCGGACACGGCCATGATTTTCCAGTTGGGGCTTTTACCCAGAATCCAGGCCGGGAACAACTGGGATACCAAAAGAGATTTCATACTCCGGGGCGGTAGGAAAAACATTTTTTTCCGCCCGATTTTACGGTTGTGCTTTACCGCTTCGTAGAACTCCTGGAGTTTCTGGCATATCTTGCGTATGTGAATGCCGTCCTTATACTCACCCGGCAACAGTACCGGGGCCATACGCTTGACAAAGATATAAAATTCTTCCCGGGAGGCTTCGAGTTCAACGGCATCTATTTCCTGCAAAAGGGCAGTCTGCTCCTCATCGGGCATCTGCTCAAGTTTATCGTAGTCCAGTTCACGAACCATTTCCGCAAGAAGATCCGTGTACGTTTCTATCTTCATAATCTTAGTTTTTCCTAATTTTCAAGGCACTTTAGTGTGCTGTAAAAGTATCCTTAAATCTTATTTTAGCACATTTTTTTTATAAACGAAAGGGAGATTTCATTAGATCCCCCTAATAGGGGCCACTCCGGGGCGGGCCACTCCGCTTATATGTTTTAAACGAGAAGGGGGATACCGCCGGGGGGCCCATATACCGTATTTGCATTAATAAAAATTATATGTTATAATATCTCTTACTATATAAGGGGCCGAAGCAGATTAGGTAGATCCAATAAGTTTATAATTAGTTATAGGCTCTACTGGAATAAGGGCCTTAATCTGATTAGGTATAGGTATAGTAATAGTATATATACCATTAGGGGTTAGGTACCAATATAGTAGGTTCTGATATAGCCCCTATTGGTACCGCCATAGACGGTACCGGTGTAGCCCCCCCCCGTACCGGCGAGTCCTAATAATAATTATTAACTTATATTCTTCGCCCCTAACCTAACTGGGGGTTCCCGCGCCGGTGTGGGCCCCCATTATCCAATATTACAGTATACACCCCCGTACCGTTTCTGTCCTTATGGGCACGCGGCGGGGGTACCGTATAAAAGTAGTACCGATCTTTTCCTTTGCTCTTCTCGTCGCTAATATACACTAAGTGGGTTCCGCCGCGAAGCGGCGGTCGTACCTCAAAGGGTCTCTGTACCCCTTAAATTTGACTATACGATCCAATGAAATGATATTTGGGTATCACCCTAGGGGAAAGACCTTAAAACTTACACACAAGCCTCTAGAACAGCTATAGAACTTCTGAGGGGGTAATTTTGATTTGTATTTCACCCCAGCCAAAACTTTTTTTTAGTCTTTCATACTCCTTGCGGCCCTCAGTGCTGTTTAACAGATCTCCCGGCTTGATCGACCTGGCACCGTCCCGCTTATAGGAGATATAGTTTTTAATGCTCTTGGGGGGTGGGGTCGTGCTCAACGGGGGCATCTTCGGCTTTTTCATTAGCGAGGGGTCGGTTAAACTTACGCTTAAAGGCCATGAGGCGGTCCACTTTTGAACTGTCCCCCTCAATGTCCTCGTACTGTTGATTTCCTCCGACATGTGTATTAACATTAATCTGTTGCTGGTTGTTAGATTGTTGCTGCTGGGAGTTTAAGTGTCCGCCAAGTTCCGCCATCATGCGAAGGTACCCTTCTGCGTCTTTGGGGCGCCCTTTGTCATAAGCCTGCTCAATGAAACGACGGCACTGATATATAATTTCCGAGGACTGAATATTAAGATCCTCCGCGATCCGCTTCTTCAGGAACTCCTGATAGAGCTGAACCCGCTCCTTTTGCTCCATCTGGTGGGCTACGTTAGTGGGGTTTTTCGTTTTGGATCCCGCAGCCACAAGAGCGTCTTTTCGAGACTTCTGATGAAGGACCCGGTTTTCACAATATTTACGTTCCATGTCCGAAAGAGAGGCCAGGATTTCTGATTCTTCTTTTGAAAGTGCCATATAATATACATTCCCCTGTATGATTTGGGCTATAACCGAGATAATTATAACTTATCCAGTTCCCGGAGTCAAATTTGTACCGGAACTGGGCAAAGATACACCCGCTCCGAAAATATACCGAGACTGCACCCCCAACACGCCGTTTGAGGCCAAATTTGAAAATCAAGTGTGCATGTGTGAGGGGTGATATACCAATACAAACCCAAACAATTTTTCCCCCTCCCCTCTCAAAAAATAAAGACGTACACCCCCGTACGCCTAACTTCCCTATACACGTACAGACGTACACCCCTGGTATTACTAGGGCCCAGACACGTACACCACTCATGTCGTGTACTTACATTACGTACGGTCATAGAGTCGTGTACCTGCACTGTTGCCAGCGCAAGCTGCACGAAGGAGGATATTATGTTAAATGGTGCTTATGCCGTTTCGTGTGAGGCTTCGCCAGAAGCCGATGACCCGGCACGTTTCACGTGAAACATTTTAGGTATTTACATAAGGCTTCGCCAGAAGCCGCTAGCGCAGCTATAAGGGTCATATTAATCGGTATGATATATCAATAGTACCGGGCGGTATGATTGATCGGTGTTATGTTAAAGTATCGGTTTAAGTGCGTTATGGAAAAGCTAATCATTACAATGGGTTATTTGTCATAATTAAAGTATTATGTTAAAAGTGCCGGGCGTGTACACACCACCGATCCGGGGCGGTATTATGTTAACTAAGTGTTACAATTCGTGTATTGACAAAGCAATAATTTTGTGGTAGTTGCGCGGGCGCGTTCATTATATGGTACTAGATGTAGTGGTATTATGTAAAATGCGGCACATTATCTTGATCTTCACAGCGTCTTACCAGGTACGCAATACTCCACCAGAGCCGGGCAGGGCTCCACTAGAACAAAGATAGAACACACTGGGCTATATGACAAATACAAGCAATGTAGTGAGCCCCGTTGCGAACGTAGTGAGCATTTTTTTTTTATTTTTTTTATTGTGCAAAAT